ATGACGAAACACCGAGCAGACAGACCAGACAAACAGGAAACGGCGGACGAGCAGATCGTCCGGATGTTTGCGGCGCTGAGCCGGGAAGAAAAACAGCAGTTTCTTACTTTTTTTGAAAGCGCTCTAAAAACGCGATCATGGCCTGCTTCAGATCATCGTCAGCATGAGAAAGAAGTTCCCTGAGTCTCGTGTCGAGCGGATCCTCCTCGTCGGACGGCGCGCCGGCGGGGAGTTTTTTTTCATCCGTTGCACCGGTGAGGTAGGCGGGCGTCGTGCCAAGCGCGGCGGCGACGATCTGAAGCTGGTCGGCGCTGGGCTCGGATTTGCCGGCCTTCCAGTCCTGGCATACGGTTGGCGTGCGGCCAATGCGGCGGGCGATGGATGCTTTGGTCACGCCTGTCTCATGGATCAGCGATTCAAATCTGCTATAAATAAACAAAACAGCCACCTCGCAGTTGTGCAAAATAGAGAATCAAACAAAAGTGCGACACACTCCCCTTGACAATCGTATATTAATGCGATATATTCAGAGGGCAGATGCGGAGAACGCAGCGGGCCGGGAGAAACTGGGTCTGCCAGACATGAAAAAGAGCGGCGCCGCAGCCGGAGATTCAAACAACTTTATTGTATCCGGCGCGGCGCGTTTTGTCAACCGCGTATCGCATAAAAATATGATTTTGGTGACCGATGATTCAATCGACAAGAGTCATCTGCGGTTACTTGGGGAGGTGCAGGAGGATGATGCGCAGCTGCGTCTGCCGGTGGTGCGGCGAGGCCGTTACGGAGGCGGACGAGCGGTATGAGGCGATGGACGGCACGGCGGTACATGCGGCGTGCATGGAGGAGTTCCTGCTGGAAACGGTGGGGGTGGAGGCGCTGGCGGCGCGAGCGGGGTATGAACACAGACGGGAGGTGGAGATGGATGCAGAACGGGGAGAAGGGCTTTGAGCCGGTATGGTGCCCGTTTTACCGGGAGGACAGCGGCAGGAGCATTTACTGCGAAGGAATCACGGACGAAAGCTTTCTGCGGCTGACGTTCGCTTCAGGCCGGGCGAAGCGGCAGCAGATGGAGATTTTCTGCAGGACGAAAAACTGCGGAAAATGCGAACTCTATACCGCCATCAATGCGAGGTATGCGGATGACTGAGGAAAAGGCCGGAAAGGCACGCCGGGATCCCATTGAAAAGGCGTCCGGAAATCTGGAAAAGGCGCTGGAAACGATCTCGAAGCGGCTGCTGGATCAGATCAAGGACGGCGAAACGCCGAGCAAGGAGTTGGGGGAATTGGCGAAGGTGATGAAGCAGGCGGTCGAGATCCGGCAGGAGCTGCAGGAGGAACGCGGCGGACAGGAAACGGGCGTCCGTGTGGTATTTGAGCGGGAAGCGGAGGAATTTTCAGGATGACGGAACTGCGCATCGGCGTGCCGAACGAGAAGCAGAGGCGCTTTTTGCTGGATCGGCACCGGCACATCGCTTACGGCGGGGCAAGAGGCGGCGGGAAAAGCTGGGCGGTGCGTACGAAGGCGAAGCTGCTGGCGCTGCGGTACGCGGGAATCAAGCTGCTGATCGTGCGAAGGACACTGCGGGAATTGCAGAACAATCACATTGACCCGCTGCGGCAGGATTTGGCGGGGATTGCGAAGTATAAGGCGTCTGACAAGCGGTTTGAATTTCCAAATGGATCGACGATCACGTTCGGCTACTGCGCGTGCAACGGCGATATGGGACAGTACCAGGGCGCAGAATACGACGTGGTGTTTCTCGACGAGGCCGGGCAGCTGCAAAAGGCGTGGATCGACGCAATCAACGCCTGCGTGCGCGGGACGAACGGGCTGCCGAAGCGGACGTATTACACGCTGAACCCCGGCGGGCCGGGGCATGGGTATTTTAAGCGGCTGTTCATTGACCGCCGGTTCGAGACGGGCGAGGAGCCGGAAAATTACAGCTTTGTGCAGGCGCTGGTGACGGACAACCGGGCTTTAATGCGGCAGCAGCCGGAGTATCTGAAGCAGCTGGAGACACTGCCGCCGAAACTGCGCGAGGCGTGGCTGTACGGGTCATGGGATGTGTATGAGGGGCAGTTTTTTGAGGACTTCCGCGATGCGCCGGAGCATTATCAGGACCGGCAGTGGACGCATGTGATCGAGCCATTTACGCCGGATAAGGGATGGACAGTCTGCCGGAGTTATGACTTCGGGTATGGAAAGCCGTTTTCCTGTGCATGGTGGGCAGTTGACTACGATGGAGTTATTTACCGCATTCTGGAACTTTACGGGTGTACGAAGACGCCGAACGAGGGCGTCAAGTGGACGCCGGACCGGCAGTTTGCCGAGATCCGGCGGATCGAGACGGAGCATCCGTGGCTCAAGGGCCGGGAGATTACAGGCGTGGCGGACCCGGCGATCTGGGACGCTTCACGCGGGGAAAGCGTGGCGCAAACGGCGGCGCGGTACGGCGTGTATTTTACGCCGGGCGATAACGAGCGCATCGCGGGCTGGATGCAGTGCCATTACCGGCTGCAATTCGACGAAGACGGGTACCCGCGCATGTATGTGTTCAAAAATTGCAGGGCGTTTATCCGGACGGTGCCGCTGATGCTGTATTCGCAGACGCGGCCGGAGGATCTGGACACGGCGATGGAGGATCATGTGTGCGACGAATGGCGGTATTTCTGTATGTCGCGTCCGGTGAAGCCAATGATGCAGGCGCAGACGGCGGCGGTCTGGTCAGACCCGCTGAACCAACTGAAATAAGGAGGAAGCAATGGAGGTACGGACAACAGGTGTCCCCGTGATCGGGGAGCGGGAACTGCGGAGGGCGGCGGACATTCTGCGCCGCTACAAGCAGGGCAAGCAGAATCTGGAACGGCGCATCATCGCCGACGAGGACTGGTGGAAGCTGCGGCAGTGGCGGCAGTTTTCGGACAAGGGCAACCCGAACGATGACCGGCCCGCGTCCGGGTGGCTGTTCAACGTCATCATGGGCAAGCATGCGGACGCGGTCGCGGCCTATCCGGGGCCGGTCATCCGCCCGCGGGAACCGGACGACCGGCAGGAGGCGCAGATGCTCTCGTCAATCATTCCGTGCATTTTGGAGCAGAACGATTTTGAAGAGGTCTACTCCGATACCTGCTGGCAGAAGATGAAGCAGGGTACAGGCGTGTGGGGCGTGTACTGGGACCAGGAGAAGCTTGGCGGACTGGGAGATATTTCGATTCGGCCCGTGAATGTGCTGAACCTGTTTTGGGAGCCGGGCGTAACGGATATCCAGAAGTCGCAGAATGTGTTTTATCTGGAACTGGAGGACAATGAGGCGCTGCTGGCGGCGTATCCGCAGCTGGCGGGAAAACTCGGCGGGAGCAGCGTGGTGCTTTCCCGTTACCGGACGGACGATGCGGTAGATCTTTCGGAAAAGACGCTGGTGGTAGATTGGTATTACAAGAAGCGCGTGGGCGGAAGGAGCGTGCTGCATTACTGCAAGTATGTGGGCGAGACAGTCTTGTACGCGACGGAGAACGACACGTTTGTCCCGTCGGTCACGCGCGAGGCACGCGACCCGGAGACGGGCGAGGCGGTTTTGGTGCAGACGCCGGTGCGTGCGCCGACGTGTGAGCGGGGACTGTATGACGACGGGGATTATCCGTTCATCTTTGACCGGCTGTTTCCCATCGAAGGCTCGATCTGCGGGTACGGATACATTGATATCGGCAAGGGCGCGCAGGAGCAGATTGACCGAATGGATCAGGCTATTGTGAAGAACACGATCATGGCGGCGACGCCAAGATGGTTCCGCCGCTCGGACGGGTCAGTTAATGAGCAGGAATACGCGGATTGGACGAAGCCGTTTGTGCATGTGGACGGGAATCTGGGACAGGACTCCTTACAGCAGGTGCAGGTCAATATGCTGCCGGGGATCTGCGTGCAGGTTTTGAACAACAAGATCGAGGAACTCAAATGGACGACGGGCAATACGGATGTGACGAACGGACAGGTTTCGTCCGGTGTGACGGCGGCCTCGGCCATCGCGGCTTTGCAGGAGGCATCCGGGCGCAGCTCACGCGCATCGACGCAGTCGGCATACCGGGCTTATGCGCGGCTGATCCGCATGGTGATCGAACGCATCCGGCAGTTTTACGATCTGCCGCGCAGGTTCCGCATTGTGGGCGCAGGCGGGGCAGAGGAGTTTGTGTCCTACTGCAACGCGCGGCTGAAGGCGCAGAGCATGGGGCCGGAGGCGCTCATGCGGATGCCGGTGTTCGACGTCAGTGTTGCGGCGCAGAAGCACACGGCCTATACGAAGCTGGCGCAGAACGAACTGGCGCTGCAGTTTTTCCAGCTGGGCTTTTTCCGGCCGGAGATGGAGACGCAGGCGCTGGCGTGCCTCGATATGATGGACTTTGACGGCAAGCAGCAGATCTTGCAGAAGATTCGCTCCGGCGCGGATGCGGCGGCGTGGCAGCGCATGGCGCTGACGCTGGCGGGGCGGTACGAGCCGGAACTGTATGCGCGGCTGGCGAGCTCGCCCTCACCGGAGGCTCCGGGCGGGATGCAGACGGCAAAGAAGCAGGACGCGGAGCCGGCCAGAGTGCAGCAAGCGCGCAGGCGCGCCGGAGAGGCGGCGCAGCCGGGATGATTGAGGTATGGCTGGGAAAAACGGCGCTGACGGTGCGCGGGCACGCAGGGTTTTCGCGGTATGGCAGCGATATCGTCTGCGCGGCGGCGTCAATGCTGGCGTTCGCGCTGGCGGAGGCGGTGCAGGCGGCGGGGCTGAAAACACCGCCGGTGATCGAATCGGGCTGCGGAGGCTTCCGGCTGGAAGTGTCTGCGGACAAACGGGAGCAGGCGCGGCTGGACGGCATGTTTGAGACGGTTCGCGCAGGATACCGGCTGCTCTCAGCGCGGTATCCGGACTATGTGCGGGTTTTGGGTGAACGTGACCCTGAAAATAAGTTGGAAAGACCCGAGTGTCGCCCGCTTGAAGGGCAGAAGGAGGAACGGAATGGAGAAGTTTGATTGGCTGCAGGCGTTTGCAGCAGAGCAGCAGGAGCAGCCGGAACCGGGCGTATCGGCGGACGCCGCGCCGGAGGATGTGCAGGAGCGCGCAGAGGCGTTCCGGGCGCTCATCCAGGGACCGTACAAGAAGGACTATGACAGACAGGTGCAGACGATCGTGCGCGAGCGGCTGAAAAATTGCGCGAGAAGCGAGCAGGTGCTTAAATCGCTGAGCCCGGCGCTGCAGAAGACCTTCGGCGTGGACGCGGCGCAGCTTACGCCGGAGCAGGCGGAGCGGCTGGCTGCTTGCTCGCCGGAGGGCAGAGTCCCGGCAACGCCGGAGCAGCGCGAGGAAGCGATGCGGCAGGGGTATGAAGCGCTCCGCGAGCAGTTTGCGGCAGTGCGCGAGGCGTATCCTGGCGCGCAGCTGCATGAGGAACTGGAAAGTCCCATGTTCATGCGCCTGGTTATGCGCGGTGTGGATGCCAGAAGCGCCTACGAGTTGACACACTTGCAGGAACTTCGTGCAGGTGCGATGGCATACGGCGCAAGACGCGCACGCGAGGAATTGACGGCGGCCATGCAGGCGGGTTACCTCCGCCCGCGCGAGAGCGGCATGGCCCCGGCGGCTTTCGGCGCATTTGCCGAGAGTCCGGAGCATTGGTCCAGACAGACGAGAGAGGAACTGAAGGCGCGTGCCAGACGGGGCGAGACCGTCCGGCTCTAAGTAACCGCTGATAGCGCTTGCTGATTGCATCATCGGTTACATGAGGAAAGGAGAAGTTTTTATGAATCTGAAACAGGAACTGAATTTGCAGCTGTTTGCTGACGCGGGTACGCTGGTGAATGCCAGCGGCAATTATGTGAACGCGTATTCCGGCGAGACAAATGCCTTCCCGGAAGGAGGCGGCATGACGGCGTCCATGAAGACGTTTTACGACACGGAACTGCTGGAAAACGCACGGCCAGAACTCATTCATACGCAGTTTGCCCGCAAGCAGACGCTGCCTGCCGGCCGCGGCAAGACCGTGGAATGGCGCAAGTGGAACACGCTTGAGGACGCGGGCGCGCTGACCGAGGGTGTGATCCCGACGGGTCAGAAGTTCGGCCAGAGCGCTGTGACGCAGGCGATCACCCAGTACGGCACCTATGTGTCCGTGTCCGATCAGCTGGAACTGCACGCCATTGACGATGTGATTTTGGGCGCGGCGGAGGAATTGGGCGCGTCTGCCGGTACGACGCAGGATAAGCTGGTGCGCAATGTCGCCGCAGCAGGCACGAACGTGCAGTACTGCGACAAGGTCGGCACGAACGGCGCGCATACCGCCGTAACCAGCCGCGCGGGGCTGGACACCACCGCAAAGCTGACGCCGGACGAGGTCAACAAGGCGGTGACGCTGCTGAAAAAACTCAAGGCCCCGAAAATTGACGGCAAGTACATTGCCATCATTCACCCGTCCGTTGCATACGATCTGCGTTCGTCCGAGGCGTGGATCGAGGCGCACAAGTACGCGGGTCTGACGGAACTGTTTACCGGTGAGATCGGCGAACTGCACGGCGTGCGCTTCATCGAGACGACCGAGGCCAAAATCTTCAACGGCGAGGGCTGCCCGGTCAAGACGGAGGCGGACGAATCCAAGGGTACGCCTGCGGTGTATTACAGCGTCTATGCAACGCTGTTTCTCGGCAAGGATGCCTATGGCATGATCGATCCCGAGGGCGGCAATCTGGAGATGATCATCAAGGACAAGGGCCAGGTCGGCGGACCGCTCAACCAGTTCTCGACGCTGGGCTATAAGTTCTCCAGTGCGGCGAAGATCCTGTATGAGGACCGTATGGTGCGCGTGGAAAGCTGCGGCGCGTATTCTGCCGAGGACGAAGCAAACTGAGGAAGCAAGATGGAGACCGGCGCAAGCCGGTCTCCGAAGAAGACAGGACAGGAAGGGAGAATTGTCATGGAAAACGCATTTGCAGGTATGAAGACCATCACACTGCCGCGCGCGGGCGGCACGGAGCAGCAGTCGGTGTTTGTCTGCGTCAACGGACGCACGTTTCAGGTGCCGCGCGGCAAGGCCGTCGAGGTGCCGGAGCCGGTGTATGAGGTGCTGGAGAATGCCAGGCGGCAGCTGGAGGCGGCACGGAAGATCGAAGATGAGCTGGCCGCAGGCTAAAGGCGGCAGGACGAAAGGAGGCGGGGCACATGACCATCCGCGAGGCGCTTGAGACGGTTGATCGGCTGAAACCCAATCAATATGGCAGCGCAGACAAGCTGCGCTGGTTGTCGGAACTGGACGGAGCGGTATACCGCGAGATCCTGACGCAGCATGAAATGGACGTCCCGGCGTTCGCGGGCTACACGCCGGAAGCGGATCTGGACGGAACGGTACTGCTGATCGCGTGGCCGTATGACGAAATTTACCGGTGGTATCTGGAGATGAAGATCGATGATGCCAACGGGGAGATGACGAAGTACAACAATTCCGCCGCCAAGTACAACATGTACTATCAGGCATACCAGAATGCATGCAACCGGGCGCATCTGCCGAAGAGCGAAGCGGCGTATTTCAGACTGTAGGGGGGATGCGGGGTGTTTTATCCGAAGCTGACGGAGCAGCGGCAGCAGACGCTGACCACCGAAGCGTTCCTCGGCTATGATCACAATCTGAAGCTTTCGGACGGGGAATTTTATGACATGGAGAATCTGACGTCGGACAGCTATCCGCTGCTTGCACCGCGGGCGCGGCGGGGGACGGTGCAGGCGCTTTCCGGAGTGCAGGCAATCTGCGCGCGGGATGCGCTGTGCTGGGTGCAGAATCAGGTCTTGTACATCAATGGCGCTTCCATGGAGGACTACATGCCGTCGGTGAACATCAAGGCGGGAGAAAAGCAGCTTGTTTCCATGGGCGCATATTTGTGCATCTTTCCGGACGGGATCTATTTCAATACCGAGAAGTATTCCGACAACGGCTATATGGGGCAGGAGAATGTGATCGACGCGGAGAGCGAGAACGTGGAAATCTCCCTTTGCCTTGCTGACGGGTCGGCACTGACGGTGAGTTATGCACAGGCCGCGCAGCCGGAGAGCCCGTCAAACGGACAGTACTGGCTGGACACATCCGGCAAACTCCACACACTTAAGCAGTGGGCGGAGGCGTCGGGGCAGTGGGTATCCGTGCCGACGGTATATCTGAAGCTGTCGGCAAACGGCATCGGCAGGGGATTCAAGCAGTATGACGGTATCCAGCTGTCGGGTCTTGCTGGAAACGGACAGATCGAGAAGCTGAACGGCAGTCAGATCCTTTACGCTGTGGACGAAAGTTATATCGTGATCGTGGGGCTTGTTGATGAGACGGCGAAGGTCACGAGCGGGACGGTGAAGACGGCCCGGCGCGTGCCGAGCATGGACTTCATCACAGAATGCGGCAGCCGGCTCTGGGGCTGCAAGTACGGCGTGGCGGACGGCGAGACGGTGAATGAGATCTACTGCTGCAAGCTGGGCGATTTTAAAAACTGGGCGTGCTATCAGGGCGTGGCGACGGATTCGTGGCGGGCAAGCTGCGGTACGGACGGGAAATGGACGGGCGCGGCGACGCTGGCCGACAGTCCGGTGTTTTTTAAGGAGGACTGCTTCTACCGGGTGTATCCGTCGGCGACAGGGGCGCATCAGGTGGTCGTGCAGAAATGCGCGGGTGTGCAGAACGGGTCAAGCAAGAGCCTCGTTGTAGTGGACGACCGGCTGTATTACAAGTCGCGCATGGGCGTGTGCGTGTATGACGGAAGTCTGCCGCAGGAGATCGGAAGCTGCTTCGGCACGGGGCTTTACTACAACGCCGTCGCGGGCGGCGTGCGTGGGAAGTACTTCATCAGCATGGAGGATGAGGCACATCACTGGACATTGTTCGTCTACGACACGCGAAAGGGGCTGTGGCACAAGGAAGACAGCGCCCACGCGGAGGACTTCGCGCGGGTGGACGATGAACTTTATTTCCTCGAAAACGGAACGCTCAAAACCGTGTACGGCAGCGTCGGAACGCTGGAAGGAGCGGTCGAGTGGATGGCGGAGACGGGGATCATGACGTATGGGCTCGTCGGGAAAAAGTATGTCTCGCGCATCAATCTGCGGATGCAGCTGCTGAGGGGCTCCTCTGTGGATTTCTGGGTGCAGTATGATTCGGACGGCGTGTGGCGGCACTGCGGACATATCGAGGGCCGGGGGCTGCGTACCTTCCTGCTGCCGGTCCGGCCCGCAAGGTGTGACCATCTGAAATTCCGGCTGACGGGAAAGGGCGAGATGAAGCTGTTCAGCCTGGCGCGGGTGCTGGAAGGCGGAAGCGATGTATAACGCGTTCTGTAGGGGCCGATGCCCACATCGGCCTGGCAGAATGCACGTCCGAAACGAAAAACGCTGCGGCGAAATTGAAGGTTCCCAGTGGGCCGGTGTGGGCATCGGCCCCTACAACGTACGGAAGGAGGTGCAGAGGATATGGGAAGTTTAACGCTTGCATATCCGTCCATTGCGGGGAAGACGGCGCAGGAGCAGCTGGAGAGTATGCGGCGGTATCTGTGCGGGATGGCGGAGCAGCTGAATCTTGCCGACTGGTCGGCACGGGCGGCGCTGACGGAGATCGCGCAGGCCATCGACGCGGACGGGCTTTCCGAGGAGGAAAAGAAGACGACGCTTTCCGGCTATGTGGCTTTAAAGTCCCTCATCATCAAGACGGCGGATTTTGCGGCGGCGAATTCGGAGGTCTGGTCGGCGAAGCTTGCGGGGAATTATGTCGCGGCGTCGGACTTCGGGACGTATCTGGAAAAGACGCAGCTGACGATCGAGGGCAATTCCGTCGGGATCAAACAGCTGTATGATTACACGGCGGGCGTGAACAACGCGTTTTCCGTGAATGCGCAGCAGTATATCAAGACGGGGCTGCTGTATTACAACGACGTGACGCCGGTGTACGGTGTGGGCGTGGGCAATATCGAGACGACCGTAACAGACGGCGGCGGAAGGATCGTCGACCGGACGAAAAACGAACTGCTGACCGTGACGCCGAAACGCATTTCCTTCTGGCAGGAGGGGATGGAGGTTGCGTATCTGTCGGAGAAGAAGCTGCATTTCCCGTCCGGAACACTGGAGGCGTACAACGCGAAGCTGACCGGGACGATCACGGCGGCGGCAGGCTCGGCCTTTGGGCCGTGGACGATCTCGGACGGGAGCATCTACCGCGTGGAAAACGTGTTTGGCAGCAGCACAGGCATGTATTTCGGCGTGAACGGACTTTCCGTATCAGACCGGTTTCAGGTGGACGCGAACGGATATCTGACGTGCTCCGGCGCGACGATCTCCGGCGCGATCAGAGCCACGAGCCTGAATGTGACGGGCGCAAGCATCACGGGGCTTACGGTCGATGCGGCAAACGTCACTGGCAATTTGTCTGCTTCGCGTATCAACGGCGGCATTCTGGATTTCAACAACTTTTCGGTCGATCACCTGTCGGCAAACGACATTACGACGGGGCTTTTATCGTCGGATTATATCAAGCTGGGCGGCGATATGGCGGTATACGATGCGCTGAACAGCGGTACTGTCGGCGGATGGCTCGGCTATACGACGGGCGCTTACGGCGGCGCGGGGATCCATATGCAGAGTGGGCTTGGCGAGGTCGTGGCGACGGCAAGCGGCGCGAAGCTCTGCTACGGCGGCAATACGCTCTCCGTCACGGAGGGCGGCGCGCAGACGAACTGCCGAATGGCGGTAGGCGGCGATCTGGTCGTGAGCGGCAGTGCGGCGCCGTCTGTTGACGGCGCGGGATCGCTCGGGTTTTCCGATTACCGGTGGTCGGTCGTGTACGCGCAGACGGGCACGATCACTACATCTGATCGGGAGAAGAAGACGGACATTTCGTATGCGCTGGAACGCTATGACGCGCTGTTTGAGAAGCTGCGCCCGGCAAGCTACCGGCTGAAGGGCGGCGCGTCCGGCAGGACGCACACGGGGCTGATCGCGCAGGATGTGGAGCAGGCGCTGCGGGAGTGCGGATTGACGGGAAAGGACTTCGCGGCCTTTGTGAAAACGCCGAGGGAAGACGGCGGCGCAGACTACGGCCTGCGCTATGAGGAGCTGATCGCCCTGTGTATCCGGCAGGTCCAGAGGCTGCGGGAAAGAGTGAGGAAATTGGAGGAAACGGCATGAGTAAGCTTTCGAATGCGATCGGCGCGCTGCGCATGGGGCTGGTGGAGGCGGTCAACGCCTCCGGGCTTCCGCCGTGCGTCGTCGGAATGGTGCTCGATCAGGTGCGCGAGCAGGTGCGGCTGCTCGAGGCGCGGGAGGACGCGGAAACAGAGGAGAAAAAGGAGGAGGACAAT